ATACCAATACGGATCTTTTAAATCAATCTCTCTAGGTAGTATAGGCTGAACTATAGTTCTTTGTATAGGTTTAGCTATAACTTCTATCTGTTTACTTGGTATCAGGCTGCAACTGCAAGCCATTATCAAGACTGTCGATGCTACGACTATCTTCTTCAATGCTATCAAATACATCTTTAGTTCCTTTATTTACTCTTGGTTCTATTAAACCTGGTTTTGCTGCTGCTAATTTAGTTAGGTTGTGTCGTTTAAACATATCTAAATAACGGTTCATTTCTGATTCTATCTCTTGGTTTTTAGCCTGTATAGATAACAAACCTTTAGTTTGCAGTGCGAAATCATTTTGTAATGATTCTATCGTAAGTTTTTGTTCTTGACTTCTTAATTCAAACGCTTGATTAAGAGCAGAAAGTTTAGAGTTTTGATTCCATAAAACAAAAGTTGATAACCCTAACACTAATATAATTCCTATAAATATTTTACTCATACGTATAAATTTCCAATGCCTTTGCTTTACCCTTAACTTTAATGGGTTCTAACAATTTTAACTTAAATTTAGACTTTTGTTTAGTATTTTGACCTATAATTAAATCTTCACCTACTTCTTTAGTAGAACTCTCTAGTCTAGCAGCAGTGTTTACTGCGTCACCTATAGCCGTATAATCAAACCTAGAATCACTACCCATATTGCCTATAACAGCTTCACCAGAGTTTATCCCTATACCTATAGCTATACTAGGTAGTCCTTCTTTTATCAGTTCTTTATTAAGTTCTATCATATTTTTCTGTATATCTAAAGCACACTCAATAGCTTTATCTTCATGTTTATCTAAGTTTATAGGTGCATTAAAGATAGCCATCATAGCGTCACCAATATATTTATCTACCATACCTTCATGTTTTTGTACGGCTGACTGCTGAGCAGTAAGTGCTTTATTCATTATGTACGTAACTTGTTCAGGTTCTACGCTTTCACTTAATGAAGTAAACCCCCTGACGTCGGTAAATAAAAACGTAGCGTATCTTTTTTCACCTCCTAGTTTTAATAGTTCAGGGTTTTTCTGTAACCGTTTTACCTGACGAGGGTCTAAGTAATGTTCAAACTGTTTCTTAATTTGTAGTCGTAGTTTAAACTGCTGCCTAAACCTAAGATAAAAAGCAACTGAACCAGTTATAAACTCAGATATCAAAGTCCATGTAACATCTATTAAGATACCTTTATTGATAAAGTAGTAACTTATACTACCCGTAATAAATATAACTAAAGTAGCTAGGAATAAACCAAGACTTATACCCATAAGTTGTAATATAAACCAGACTAATAATACACCAACAGTAAATATTAAGAGTTCTAACGCTAATGACCAATCAGGGATATAAGGGCTGTTTTGTATAAGTATAGATTCAGCTAAAGCAGATTGAATTTTATGAGGCTCTAATAAACCTACTGGTGTAGCTATCTGTGGCATAACCCCGTTAGCAGTAACCCCAACAAATACAAACTTACCCTCTACATTCATTTCTTGTAAATTTGTTTCTGGAGTTTTTACCCAACTAATCCACTTTCTGCCAAGACTATCTGTTTTAACAGGAGGTATACCGCGTATAGCTATTTCTTGTATTCCGTTAGCGTTAGTAGTAATTATATAAGTACGTACATCAAACAAAGCTTTATATATTTGAGTACCGAAAGAAGCCAACCAGCCTTCAGGAGTTTTTAATAACAGGGGTATCCTTCTTACTAACTGGTCTGCTTCAACTGGTGCTATAGCCATACCCTGTAACACTTCTTTATATACACTATAGTTTTCTTTAACTCCGCTAATTGTTAAACCACCCGTTTCCTGTCCACGTATAACTGTGCCTGTAGTTTTAGGATAACTATTATTAGGTGTTTCAAACATAGCTACTACTGAAGGAGCATATTGTAGAGTCTGAGCAAAGATTTTATCTCCACCCATTCTATCTGGTTGTGGAAAAGATATAACCCAGCCTACCCCTATAGCTCCTTTATTAATAAGTTCAACTTGAATATCAGCTAGTCTTCTTCTCGGTAAAGGATAGCCACCTTCATTTTCTACGTCTTGTTCTGTGATGTTTAATATAACAAAATTACCACTAGGTTTTTGTTCTTGTATTAGTTTATCAAAAGTTTTTAGTTTTAAAATTTCGGTAGGTGTGCTTTGAAAAACTAAAGGTAGTACTAATAATATCAGTAAAGGGAGTATTAACTTTTTCATTAGCTACCTTGAGTGATAGTAATAACACTGTCGCTCCCTCCATTTACCTTGATAACATTTGATATGCCATCTTGTATAAAGATAACTGTGTAGGCGTCGCTACCGTTTAAATCTAACCTTACGCTTTCATTAACTTGTCTTCTTAAGCTGATAACATTACCAGTTATTAAAGTAGTTATTTGTGTATCGGGGTCTTTACCTAATAGTGTACCAGTTATTTGTGTGCTAGTAGCCTGTGCTAAAGCATCTTCATCTTCTGCTATAGCTAATGCATCTAATACATTAAGTAAGTCTTCAAGATAATTAACATCTAAAAAATTAATGTCTAATTCTGTAAACTCAAGTTCATCTTCACCTAAATAATCTACATCTAAATAATCAACGTCGAGCTCATTAAAGTCAAGTATGCTTTCTTGTTTAGCAGAAACTTCTTCAGCATATATTGTTTTTTCTTTTTTAGGTGGAGTTACAATAAGCATATTATCTATAACATCTAACGTTAAATCCAATATAACTGGTTTGCTAGGTTTAGATTCAAATACGCTTACCGTAGTAGCTTGATAAGGTTTATTTAAAAGTACCGTACCCATAGCAGTAACTACTTCTATTTCCCCACTAGATAAACCTAAAGCGTCTGGTAGAAGTATTATAAGGCTACGCCCTAACTCATCGACAGTAGCTGTAAAATCTGTGCCACGAATGGCAATATTAGCAGTAGGTGTTTTTAACTTTATATTTTGTTTATCTATTCTACCTAAATTACCAGTGATAAATCTAGCTGTGCCTAAACCAAAAGTAAGAGCCATTTTAGTTTTACTAGGGTCAGGGTCATAGATGTATTCGTCTATTAATAGTTGTGAGTGTTCGGTTAGTTTTACTATAGAGTCATCAAGGAATTTAATTGCCATTCTACCGTCTGTAGTTATAGCTTCATCATTGCTTTGTATGGCAAACTTTAAATCTGCTTCGTAGGGTTTGTCTCTTACTATTTGTGCTGAACCACTTAGCTCAGATATACCACCAATATCAACAGCTTGTGCTTGTACCTTGGTCGTTTTGAATAACACAAACAGTAGAACTAGCGTTACCGCCGATCGATAGAATTTTAAGCCAGTCATTGTCTTGTGTACTCAGTTGTTGAATATTGAATGTTCTTTGTCCACCTGTATGATCTAAATAGAAATATCCACCTGCTGAAGCGTTAACACCCGTACCAGTATAGTTAACTGTGTTATCACTACCATCTATATCCATAAAGTTAGTTGCACCATCAATATTGATGTTTGATACAACTGTGTTATTAGAGCCTTGAATAATCCAATCTAAGTCAAGAGATGCAGCTATTGCGGTAGTACCTTGGTTTAAAGTAAATGTATTACCACTACCAGTAACAGCTACGTTTTGATTAGAACCATCTGAGCTATAAGTATTAGTTGGGTCTACCTGAATAGTAAAAGCATTAGTACCACCAGTAAACTGATAAAATCCTGTAAAATTATCAGAGTAGATATCACCTAAAAATTTATTGGTAGCACCAATCATATTAATATCAAGTGTCATACTTGTGCCGTCTAAATCAAAAGCGGTTAAACTCCCTGCAGAAGAACTTAAACCACCTATGATGTTAGATACACCTAGTTGTTCTAGGTCTATATTAGCACCAGTACCAGACTGGTCAACAAAAATTTCATTGTCTGCTGAATGCAGTGGAAGAAAAACAACGCATAATAACATGAGTAAATAATTTTTCATGCTTATAGTCTACTCTTTAGTCGGTGAATTGTAAACCCAATATTTTTTCTCATAACCTAGTTTTATAATTTCTAGTACGCCCCCTTCTATAGCTTTCATTAAAGCTATAGTAGAAGACTCGTTTCTAGCGTTGCCTAATTCTATTTCTACTAACTCAGTATTATCTTCTATAAACCTAAAAACATCCTCTGACTTACCGTAACTAAATATAGTTTTTTGACTTAATACTTCTAATAAAACTTCACCAGTAGCTACAGAAATCATACGTAAACTAACAGTAATATTATCTTCTCTGTATTGTACACTACTACCTATACCTAAGTATCTTGCTCCTGCACCGCCAGATTCTAAGTTAGCTTCGTAAGATATAACAGCACCTTCTATTAAGATACCAGCAAATAATAACGGTGCTAGTTGCTTTTTCTTTTCTTCTTCACTAGCAAACTTTTCTCTAGCTGACCTAATAAGCTGTCTCTCTTTAGTTAAGTTATCTAGCCCAACCCGTTCTACTACCCTAAAAAAATTACCATTACCTGCGTGTTTTAAAGCTCGTATAAGTAGTGCGTTTGGTTGTTGAGTTATAGCTGTACTGAATAAAGCAAACTCACTATTACTTTTACGCTGACCCGTTTGATCGGTAAAAGATGTTGGGTATACGGCTACTACTGGGCTTACTTTAGGTACTTCTATATCACGTAAATATGGAGATTGTAGTTCCTGAATAGAAACTACATCGTGTTCTTTAAACCTATGTTCGTATGTGTCTTCTCGCTGGTCAAGTATAGAACAACTAGAAAGTAAAAGTACCGATAGGAATTGTAATTTCTGTAACTGTGCCATCTGCTTCCGTTATCTTAAGGGTTAATGTAACGCCATCACTAGTATACTCTATCGTGTTACCTTCTAGGGTTATAGTCCCTGAAGAAGAAGGTGTTTCACCAAATAAATTATTTACTAATTGCCTAGACAATTCCGCGTAGACACGTGACTCTAAGTTTCTCATAAAACGAGCCAGAGTTGAGTTTTCTTTTTCTCTTTCTATCTCATCTTGTAAAGCTTTTATTTCTTCTTTAATAGTAAGCTTACGGCTAAACTCTTGGTTTTCTATAGTAAGATAATGAGAACTAGTCCCTACACCATTAAAGCTAGGTGATTTAAACTTATGAACTATTTGGTCAGCTTTAAGATTTGTAGCAACAATCCCTATAAACATTACTAAACCCATAAACGCTATCCAAACTAATATTCTAGTCTTTGCAGCTTCTTCTTCTATTATTTCTCTATCAGTCTTTTCTTTGGTCATCTCTATCCGCCTTCGCTAACCTATCGGTGTGCATTAGTTGTGGTACACCAAGTATAGTCTTGAGAAGTGTGTCTTGTCTAATTATCTCATTGTCTACAGACCTAACTCTATCTATAA